TTATTTGCCTCCAATGATGCCCGTCATCTTGGTATCGCATTCTTACCATATTGCCATTAGTATCACAATAATGCGAATATATAGTATCATTCATTGTAAAAAACCCCGCATGCCTGTAACCTTCCATGTCAGGCAAAGACGAGGAAACAGTTACCCATTTTGGAGGATAACCGTCATCTGATGCACAACCCAATAATAGTAAAAGTAAAATTAAATATCTCATAAAATATTTACCGTAGAAAAAAACAATTATTGCATATTAAATTTTTATCTAATGTTTTTTTGCCATAAATTTGATTTCTAATATCTATTGATTTTTCTGATAATAATATTTCTTCTATACTATGTTTTTTTAAATCACCTATTTCGTGTTTTTGATGGAAATCGTGACTACATAATAATATTTTGCTTTTATAACTAATTAAAAGATGATTAAATAGTCTAGTTTCTTTATCCCACCAATCACACCCTCCTGTTTTTTTAACATTATGGTTAGGTTGTAATACATAGTCGTTATTTATAGATCCTGCTCTATTATGAGAAAAAACTTGTCTAACAACCACATTTTCAAATGGACTATAATATTGCTCAATTTCCTGAGTCCGTCGTGTTAATGTAGTGCTTTCGCCATGTACCGATATGTTAAAATTAATATATTCTTGTGTTTCAATAAAATTGTCTATATTTTCTAAAGTTTTTTTATGAAATCTTTTATCTACACCTAATAATACTTCCCATTCTTTTTCATGTATAGAAGGTAAATTAAATGTAATATTTAAAAAATCTGTGTCGTTTACAAAATTAATTATATCTTCATTTAATAAAATACCATTTGAAAACAATATTAATTTATTTTTTATTCCTAATTTTCTAACTAAACTAATTCTATTTTTTAATAAAGGATCTATTAATGGTTCGTTGTATGAATTAAAAGTTATTCCTGCAATTTCATGTTGTAAAAGACGTTGAAGAATATTTTCGTATTCTTCTAACGACATAACTTCATTTTTCCTTTTTTTAGTTACACTAACAGGACAATAAACACAATTTGCATTACAGGCTCTATTAACTTCCACATCAGCAAATATTGGTTTAGTTATATCAATTACATCAACCATGCCATTAATGAATATCTAACACCAGCAGTTACTTCTTTCACTTTGTGTTTAAAAATAAAATTAGATGGGAATATAATACAATCTCCATTTTTTAAATTATAATGTTTATCTATAAGAAAAAATTCTCCTCCTTCAAAATTATCATTTAATACAGATAAAATTGTTATGTGAGGATAGCCATATTGCTGACCATGACTATGACGAATTGCATCATAATGTAATTGCATATATCCGCCTTTACCATATTTATTTAATCTCATAGGAGGTCCATATTCTATCATAAACTGATGTTTATTTGAATATTCAATCACCTCTTTTTCTAAAAAATGTTTAGTCTCATGATAGAACATCATACTACTATCTATCCAACATTCTTCCATTGCTACACCTTCCGTGTCAACAACTTCGTCTTTATAATTAAATTTAGATTCTCGCCATAAATCTTCTTCTTCGTAATGACTAATCAGTATGTTAGATAAATCTTTAGGTATAATATTTTGTTTTACTTCTATAAAATTTGATATATTCATTTGGTGCCACGGGCCGGACTCGAACCGGCACGCTCTTACGAACATTGGATTTTAAGTCCAAGGCGTCTACCAATTCCGCCACCGTGGCAAAAAAGTTAACCATAGCCCCTGTTCCGTTACTGATCACTGTCGAACAGGGGACTACATAACCAACTTACCTCTAAGGATTAACATCAGGAACTACCCACGCATCAGGAGTGTGACTCCGCTGTAGCGTCTTAGAACCACCTACCCGCTTCTACCTCAGTTGGCTTAGGTTATTACGCCTTTAAATTCTTTTTAGTGTTTTCAATCGTTGCCTTGGCACGATCGATCTTTTGCTTCCGGAGACGTTCAATCTCATCGGAAGTTTTGGAGATATCCTTGTCCTCCAAAATTTGTTTTGTGAGATTTGCATTTGCTTCATGCAATGCAATAGTTTTTTCAAGGCGCTTAATTGCACCTTCCTGCCTTTCACGTTTACCTTTTGCCATAAGTCTCCTTAAAATGGCGGTTTGCTATCAACTTCAATTCTGTCTAACATTAAGTTATAAAACTCTGTTAGTTCAGATCTGTTTTTATATGCTTTGTTTAGTTCTTCTATCGTATTACATTTAAGAAGCTCTTTCTTTTTATTAGCAAGAGCTCCTTTAGGTGTGCTACGCCAGTCTTTTTCTGGTGCGTTATACTTTACGATCCAATCCGACATACTTCGGTAGACAAGAATGAAAAACTACAATGCCTAATGCAATACAACCAACTGCACCAAGTAAACCCGGATACACTTCTTGTAATACAAAAAGTCCAACCATAACTAATGCAAATGCTAGTACCAATTTAAAACCTACAAACAACTTTTCCATGTTATTCCTTTATACATGAGGTTCAGTATGTCCATGAAGATCTTCTATCTTCATGTTGTCAGTATGACATTTATTGTGCTGGATTTTTTTCTTTGGCCAAATCGCAGCATAGGCCAATGTAGTAAGACTGATTACTGCTACAATTACCATAGCAACAAACATCATCATGAATATCATTTCTTTGGTCCGTATAATGATTTAGTTACACCAATTAAAAATATTGCACTTACTCCAATTCCAAAACCAAAAATAATTGCAGAGTTTGGATCATTAAAAAAATCAATCAGTCCCATCTTCTTCACGTCCTGTTTCAATTACTCTGAATGCACCCAGGATTGATGGTACCCAAAGACCTACATAGATGCCATAAAGTTTAGCATCATAATGATCCATAAAAAAGAACAAATAAATTGATAGTGCTAATGAAAGCACCGTTGCGATTAAAACATATTGATGTGATTTCTTCATCTGTATTGACTCCAATATTTGTGTTGTTTATGAGGCAAAGGAAATGTTTTTCTCCTATGCTTGCTTAAAGTTTTACAATGGTTAGCAACTTGCTCTTCAGACCATTCTGGATGAAATTGCTTAGCCACATGTTTATCACCGTCCTCCATAGTACAATGAGCACATTCACGTCTGCCGTCCTCGTATGCAAAAGATAAAGCAAACCCTATCATATCGTTGCCGCATCTTGTGCAAACAAACGGTCCTCGTTTAACTATACCTTCGCTCATCGTATACCTTCAATAAGGTCAATGTCTACCGGAAGATCTGTTGCAAACGGTGATACCGGTATTTTACTAAGTGTTTCGTCTATGATACCCATTTCTAATGAACCTGATGTTACTTCTTTTCGAAGTTCTAAAAGTCCATCAATAGCAATTTGTAATTTAACTGACAAGTCTGATGCTTGGTTAATTAAATCATTTTTGCTAGGTGCCATATTGTTATCTCCTTATTGTTTCAGTATGTAAGTATTATACAATCTGCGTGTCAAATGTCAACCACTTTTTTGCATTTTTTTCTAAAGTCGGTATTTTTTGACTTCGATGCTAAATACAAAGGTTTAGGCGGAGAATCAAAACGATATGACACAATTAATTAACCCTGCGGATTTTACAGCTGTGGTTAAGCGTCTTCGTTCCTTTTTCGATGAGTTAGGTTTTCAAGAAGTACATACCCAAAATAGATTAAGCATACTTGCCGCTTGTGAGGATCCGACTACGGTTGCTACTTACAATTACAACGGCAATATATGGCCACTACCTCAAACAGGTCAGATGTGGCTCGAATACGAACTATTAACAAACCCCGGAGCGAAAGGGTTTTATTGTTTGAGTACGAGTTATAGGCAGGAGCCAAATCCGACTCCAGGTAGGCACGAACTTATTTTTCCAATGTTCGAATTTGAAGCACCGGGCGAATTTAATGACTTGCTTCAAATGGAAAGCGATCTTTGTACACATTTAGGTTTTAAGTGTGATCATGGTAGGGCAACATACAATGATTTAGCATTTCCAGGAGGTAACTATACCAGTATGGCTGGACACTTTGCAGCTTCAGATAACGAACTAACTGCACATCACGAAGGATTAATTTATAAAGAATATGGTGATGTGTTCTTTTTAACAGAGTTTCCAGAATACACTAGTCCATTTTGGAATATGAAGTTAGCCGAAGGTACAACAAGTAATGGGAAGAAATATTCTCATAAATGCGATGTACTTATAGGCGGTATGGAAACAATAGGTAGTGCAGAAAGAGCAACTGATGTCGAAGAAATGCGAAGTCAGTTCCATACAATATCAGATGGAGGGTATGCCAATTTATTGTATGATCTCTTTGGTAAAGAAAGAGTAGAAGCAGAACTTGAAGAATTTTTAGCTCATGATTTTGTACCTCGTTATGGAGGCGGAATAGGAGTGACACGTTTAATTTCAGGAATGAAACAAGCAGGTCTCATAGAATGATACAACAAGACTTTTACGAAGAGTATGGTTTTGTAAGTTGTTTTGAATGTGATGAAACTTTTACTGATAAAACAGAATTAGCGGAGCATGAAAAACAACATATGGAAGAAGAACAGTGGTTGAAGTAACATTGATATTACTTAATGTCTACGTTGCTTATTTAATAATTACTAACTGACTCTGGGGTGATGAAATTGGTAGACATGGCATGTTGTTTGCATGTTG